CACAGAATTAGTAAACTCCTGGCATCTGCAGAGTCGGATGCTAAAGGAGTTTTTACGAACACGTGAGTATCATAAAGTTCTGGATCAATTAGTTGAGACGGACCACATATCAAGAACCTGGGCTGACATTGTTCACAGCTTAGTTAGACACACAGTAGTAGAGAAGTTTGGCGCTTTCTTTTGTTTCTCGTACTTCAAAGATATGTTTCATCATTCAGAAATTCATGATATGATGGCTAAATTGCCATCCAATCCTTTGCTCTTCGATTATGAATATGCGCGTAAGTTTATCACGATAATACGCAACTCAGTTAGTGGTCGTCAGGCTCAACTTGAGGCTATCAAAGTGTGTTGCCTCCACTTTGAAAAGAGAAGACGAAAATACTTGAAAAGCGCTCTTGATGTATTGGATGATCTTCGAGGCAAGAATATTATGTCTGTCCATCCATTAAATTACTCAGTTCCTATTAAATTTCATATGGCTGCTCCGCCAAAGAAGTATGAGTATATTATTCGTACCTGCCTTGATTCCTGCGCTCCGGTGTTTACTAAGACTCGGGAGTGTATTTTATGTTCAGAAGATGTTGAAATGAATCTTTCCGATCATATTTGCAAGTGCGTTAATCCTTCTATGCATTATGGATGTTTTAGACTTTGGCAGAGTTTTAAGAACGAGACAATTTGTCCTTTTTGTCGTACTCCCTTCACTTTACCTAAGAACTACCTAGTTGTGGAGATTTTTGAAGCAACTATCACTGGGGCAAGTGTTGACACTATTGAAAGAAATGTAAAAAAAATGGATAGAAAGCGTACAAATATTCCTGGACACACTAACGATTTTATTCTTGCCTATGCCGAAATGATAAGGCAATTGGAGATTGGCCCCAGATTTGATGCACCTGACTTAAGTAAGATCAGTACATGGTACCAAAATTATCCGAAACAAAGTAAAGCAGGACTGTGGATAAATAAGAAGACAGAATCACTGGAGAACACAACTATGGCCCCGACTAAAGAACAAGTATACAAGCCTAGTATTTGGAGCATGTGGAGGGATATCCATCAATTGCGTTTTAAGTTTTCCAATCGAGATATAAGACCGGACGACTTACTTGCTAACATGACTCCTCATTGGTATAAAATAGCTTTTAAAGTTGAAGCAAAACTGGATGACAAGCAGCGTTCCTTCTTTATGCCTATGGCTAGAAAGTTTTTTCTTGATAAGATCATCTTCTTTCCCATATTTAAACGATTATACAACTTCAAATTCGTTATGGTAGGACATAAATGGCAAGATGGTGGAGCAGCTGAGTTGTTTCGTTATTTAAAAGGGACATTGCCTGGGGAACAGCATACCCATTTCTTCTTTGAATGGGATTTGAGTGGTATGGATCAGAGTGTTAAGGCTATTCAAATTATGCTTAATATGCTGATTCTTATGATGGAGTACAAAGGAAACAATGTTGATCTTCGTCACCGTGCAGTCACAGATGAGTTGTATATGCTCATGCAGCTTTTGTTTTGGTCTGCGGACAATAGTTGTGTTCATGATGTCAAATGGTTTGGTGAGTACGTATGGAAACGTATTGTTGGTATTCTGTTTTCCGGTGAGTTTATAACTAGTATGAGCAACACTTTAACTAGTGCTACCCTTTACATTGCATGGCTTTTTTGCAATTTGCGTCATCTTAAGAGTTATGTTGCCACGTTGGAAGATAAAAATGTCGCCAGACGTATTCGTGTGTACATATTTGCACTGACAGAATATGCTCAGAACATCATTGCTAAGTTCTTCGGTGATGACGGTATCGCATCTGTCCCTTTAGTGCTTGCATCTGTGTTATCCTTGTCTGACGATATACGAAAGAAAACTAAGTTACCTCCTATTTTAGAATGTTGTAAGACATTTGAGAATTTTCTTCGTGATGATTGTGATATGGCTTTGAAGGTGTCAGATTCTGGTGAGTACGTGCAGCTGTACACTGTTGTTGAAAATGACGAAATAGTAGTGTTAGGTCCAAAAATTCTGAAAAGGCATTTTATGTTGGCCGAGTACAATAAAGAAGTAACTGTTGTTGCTTGGAGACCTAGCTCAATTTGGAAGATAGCTACACCGATATTGCCTCATATGACATACGCCCACCAGGTTATGCGACTTATAGGTCATTTGTGGGATACGATGGGAAACAATGTGCGTCAGTATAATATGGTCAAATACCTCCTTGAGCTGATCCTGCTTAAAATACCTGAAGCGAACAATTTTAATAAGTTCTATTATGAGTATAAATTTCGCACTGCTACTTATACATCAATGCAAATTCTGCGAGATTTAAATGAAAAAATGGAACGCTTGTTGGGTGACAAGCTCCTTGACCAGGATGTGGATTCTCTGTTAAGTCAGATACCTACTATAGGATTTCTACAACACTTCTTTAATAAACCGTTCCTCGGATATGTGTCTGAAGCTATCCCTAGAAATTGGGAATATTATCAACAGATCAATAGAACTTGATATTTTTCAC